TGTAAAAAATAGCTGTTAACCAGACTTGACAAATTCGGAAACCTAGTGTATAATAGTAATATTTAATACAGGAATAATAACATGCCTCTTCCAGAGATAGTAAAGACAGATGGGCGTAACTATACGCCAAAACAGCAAGCATTTCTAGACGCTTTATACATAAACTCTGATGGTGATATAAATCAGGCTATGGTAACTGCGGGATATAAGGAAGGCGCGGGTTCTACGGCACTAGTCAAGTCATTAAAGACAGAGATTCTAGAGATAGCTAACTTGATATTGACACGAAACGCTCCGAGAGCTGCTAATAAGCTAGTGAACATCATGAATAGTGATGCGCCGATACCTCAAGCTAACCAAAAGTTGAATGCCGCGCAGAGTTTATTGGATAGAGTCGGCATTGTTAAAGAAAATAAACTACAAGTAGACCATAATGTTACCGGAGGCATCTTTGTTATGCCTGCAAAAGAAGAATTAACTATAGATGCGGAAGATGCAGAGGTAATAAATGAGTAGTCTACTAGAAAAAGAAGTTAAATTAATTAAAAAGAGAG